AGCCTGCGGCCCAAGACCAAGAGCCTGAGACTGAAGGCCGGTCGTCTGGTCGAAGATCTTCTGTTCTGCAGGAGAGAGCGTCTGAGTCGCCGTGTAGGACGGCACCCAGTTATTGCCCACCATCTGCCCGCCGGTCTGGCTGTAGGTCAGGCTGCCATAGGGTGTAATCTGGTTGGTGTTACCCAGTGTTGCATTGGCGATGCCGGTTTCGACATTGCTTTGCGTCTGCTGCTGGGCAATCTGTTGAGCATTTGGTGCCGCTGGAGCTGAACCGCTGCCGCCCATCAGGCTGCTTCCTTCAGGGCGATAGCGCCCCATTTTCTACGCCATTCCGGCTCCAGAACGCGCAGGATAACTGCATGGCGTTCAGGTCCATAAAACCCGGCCATGATCCCTTCGCGGATAAAGCCGATGCCCTTCAGCCATCGAAGGGCGCGGCGATTGTGTTCGCTGGTCTTGGCCCAAATCCGATAAACGCCTAGCTGGCCGAAGGCGTATGCCCCAAGGGCACGCAGGATTCGGGGGCTAAGGGCGCGGGGATCGTCCACCGCGCCTGACAATTCTATACGACGGCTGTCGGGATGCCAATCGGAGAACACCACCCCTGCCGCCAGTTTCCCGTCCAGCGCAATCCCTATGCCGACAAATGGGCCCCATTCCACCCGCTCCAGGGGGCTGCGCTCGGCTACGAAACGCCCAACTGCCTCGCTCTGGTCGAGCAGGAGCCTAGCCATAGGCTGTGCTATAGTTAGCGGGCCGGAACAGCGCGCAAACGCCGTATCCGGCCCTGACCAAGAACGCTATGCAGGAGCGAAGATGGCTAAGAGGAATGTACCACCACGCGGGCTCGCATTGGCCGAAAGATTGGTCTTCTCCATGAAGCCCGATGGCGACTGCCATATCTGGCAACATGCGAAAACTACCAAAGGCTATGGCACCCTTCAGTGGGATGGCCGCACTCAATATGCCCATCGCCTCACGTGGGAAATGACCAACGGTCCAATCCCGAAGGGAATGCAGATTTGCCATCGATGCGATGTGACAAGCTGCATCAACCTCGCCCATCTGTTTTTGGGAACGCCGGCCGATAATACGGCGGATATGGTTGCAAAGGGTCGAGCCAGAGGGCCTAAGTCTAAACTTCCAGCACGGCAGATCGTTGAGATCTTCCTTAGCAAGGAACGATGGCAAGACATTTGCCAAACCTATGGCATTTCCCGCAGCACGGTTGGCGACATAAAGGCGAGGCGTTTGCATCGATTTATAACTGAAAACATTCATTAGTATGGTCATCCATACCAAGTTCCCGATTGCTTCTGGGCGCCCAGATCAAAGCTTTGGATCTGGCACAGCGCACCGCTGACGATGCCTTCGATATGGATGCTGGACCACGTACCGAAGCCACCCACCGATCGCCAGTCCGCCGTGAAGACAGTCGCCCCGCCCCATGTCCCCGGCCATATGAAAGGCCATATCATGCCCGTGATGATCGGACTCAGAAGCGGTCCCATATGAGGACGCGATGGTGCGAAATCGACATGCACCTCGATGGTGAACACCACTCCACCGCCCGTGACCATCTCCGGCCGAACGGCGGTGAAAAGCTTGTTCATCTTTCCACCCAGCGCCTGCCATGAGGTCTGCATGGACCATGGGATATTAGCCGTCGTATCGACCACGAAGTTTATGTCCTGCATGGCATTGTTCTGGAATTGCAGGATGCCGCCCGAATTGTTGGTGAATATCAGCGGGCTTTGTACCTGATCCTGAAAGCCTACCGCTGCATTGTATAGGGTGCCGTAATTCCCGCCGAAATACAGTTGGTCGTTGGCGACTCCCCAGCAGTTGGCGTTCTGCCCGGTGAACCTGCACCATGAACCAGTGATGGTGTTCATCACCAGTTGAACCTGCGTCATGTTCTCGATCTGGGGAACGTTGACGATCAGATAGCGCGATCTCGGAAACACGGTCGGTTGCCAGCCGAAGTTGGTGTAATAGGCGTTGCTCAGGTTGGAAAACAGCGTCTGGATCTTGGATGTGATCGCCGCTTTCTGGCCGGATGAACGATCGAAGCGCAGGGCAGCCTGCATGGACTCGATACCGTCCTGCGTGATGATCGCCAGATCCCCACTGAGATGCACCATGCACCGCCGGCCAATCGGCTTGCCGATATTGAAGATGCCTACAAGGGACCAGGTGGTTATACTTTCGGGGTCCGTTCCCTGATAAAGTGCCACCTCGCCTTGATTGGTTGCTATGACGAAGTAGTCATCAGGCCCCTCGCCGGCGTCGTTGGAGAAACTTCCCATGGCGATGACATAGCCGCCGCGGCGGAACACGCCACCCAGCGGTAAAGGATGGGTCGGTCCCTGGATGGCCTGGATGTCGAGGTAATAGAGCGTCAGTGAATTGACCGAGGCGAACCATAGCCGCTCCTTGAACTGCGTGACGTTGATGAACTTGGTGGGATCAGCCGAGCCGGTGAAAACCGGATTGCCCCATGTCGTGACGTCATAATTGATCGGCGCATCGACCCCGTTCACCGCCGTCAGGAACAGGCCGCCGGCATTCTCGAGGTTGGTCCATTGCCAGCGCGCGTTACTGAGGCCATTGACGACCATCGTGGAAGTACCGGAATTGGTGGCACTCCAGATCGACGGTCCCGCCGCCCCGAACAGTTGATCCTGTCCCGTGAGGCCGTTCCAGACAAGGATGGTTTCGACCGGATTGGCACCCATTCCCGTTGCCCATGGCGTGAATCCATTGCGAACCACGCAGTAGTTGGCTTCGGGAAAGACGTTCTCCAGGTCAACTGCGTCCTTGGGGTCCATGTCCGAGAAGTTGTCGCGCGCGTTGATCCCTCCCGTCGAGCTCGGGATGTTGTAGGGAATCGCCACCTGACGCTTGGCAGCGTAGCGGCGATCTCGGGTGGCCGGCATGAACATCAGTTGGCTGCCATGATTTCCCAGTCAGTGCCGTTGCTTGTAATATCCGCCCATTTCCCTGCCGTTGCTGCCAGTATTGCCGTGCTGGCGCCTCCTCCAATCAGGGGGATTATATCGCTCGAGGCAGAAACGACCGTGTTTGCAGTGATCGTTTTAATGCGAAAAGTCCGGCCGGAAAATGAACTCGCAAGCGGCAAGGTGAGGGTGATGGTTCCGGCAAAATTGCAGATCAGGGCAACATCCGTGCTCGAGGGAGTATCGCTTGCAACCGTGATGGTGCGAGGCGGTGTAACCGCCGGCGTTACAAGAACATAGGCAAAGTTGGCGTCCAACTGGGCCGCCGGATCGGGGCCGGCCGGAAGAGTCGCAAAGATAAACGGAACGGCCATCAGGGCAACCCCACGGCACGCCATGCACCGCTCGAGTAGAACAGCAGGCGGTTATTGGTGCTGTCGATCACGATGGGAAGTGTCCCGCTTTTCACGACAGGCGTTCCCGTAGGAGAGCCCGCCATCGAGGGAACATAGAGAAATCCATCCGTTGCATTCGTCGCCAGCGCAGCACCATCGCCACCGCCCAGCCGGTCAACAATCTGCGTCCGCCACAGCTTCTGAATGGCATAGATCTGGAGGACGGACATGCATCACGGCCCAGGCCAGTTGAATTGCGGCACGTAGGGACCAGCCAGCCAGTCGTTGTAACTGCCAGCCATGGAGAGCATCGGCATTCCGCCCTGGCGGCTGGTTTCGATCTGAACCATGTTGATCCAGTCGGCATATTCCTGTTCATAACTCAGGCCCTTGGCCCGCAGGAAGCGCCAGCGCAGGCCCTGCTGCACAACATTGGTCGGGAAGATGCAGGTATCGGCGTCGGTCTGGAATAGTTGCTGATCTGGTGTCGTCGCCGTCCCGGCCGAATAGACGCAAAGCTGGCTGATATATTCGTAATGTACCGAATCTCCCGCGGGAGGATTGGGCGCCGTCAGGAAGTCGTTGCCACGCAGGATGAAGCCGAAAACGACGCTTGTCAGGACAGGGCGGGCTTTCCAGGCTTCCCACAGTTGGGGAGAGATTGGCCCTACCACAGGCCGCACCAGTGTCCGATCCCACATGCTGCTATTGATGAAGTGGTCGAAGTCTGTATCCGGAGGCAGCGCATTGGATGGCTGCACATCAGCCGCCAATGTGGTGAAGCTCCATTCCTTCTTTAGCTTGGTCCAGTAGACATCGGGCCACTTGCGAAGCGTGGTGATTTCGAGGTTGAGCAACGCTCGCTGTTGAACCGTCTGGGTATCGACATTACCGAACAGGGTTGCCGGAACCGCCAGGGCTTGCTCGGCACAGACCGCCGACACCATGTCTAGGCAACTCAGGCTAGCCATTCTTTATCATCTCGCCCATGGCGCCGCGGTAGCCGTCCGGAACCTGTTGCGCCGTCAGGGCCTTGTTGATGCGCTCCCAGAAGCCCGGCGTGTTTGGGCCACTGCCAGCGCCCGGACCATTGATCATTCCCATGTCGGTAACGGGTTGTACGCCCTGCGGGACCGTCTGATCACCCGGCGCGATAGCGGGAGGCGTCATTGGAGGCGTAGGGGTCACCGGAGGTGCAATGGGGCGAGCGGCAGCTATGGCGGCAGCGGCATCGGTTCCCGGCGGTTGATAGGGCGGCAATGCACCGTAGGGTTCGTTATGCAGTCCGGCAAAAGGCATCTGATAGGCTGGGACTGCGGGTGCTCGCTGATTCGCATTTGGCGCAGCCAACAAATGACGAGCCAGCGCAACCAAATGCGGATTGTTTGCCATCAGGCTGCCTCTTGCTCTTCCTTGCGAGGCCTGCCCGGACCACGCTTTGGCTGTTCAGTGCCGCCGAACCTTGCGACAAGCTCATCCATCTGGCGTTGCAGCCGTTCATTCTCGGCCCGCAGTTCCTTCTCCACCGCCTCCATCTTCACCATGGGCGCGTTTTTCTCGCGCAGGTCGATGAACTTCCTTGCATTGCCGCGAAGTTCGCCAAAGCCCATCATCTGGGTGATCTGCATCGAATCGGGAACCGTCGCCAGCGTCTCGACAAAATGCACGCCCGATGCCTTCAGCGTCGCCATCTTGGCCGCATCCATGCCCGGCAGAAGATTGAGCGGCGTTCCCACACCGTTGTCGGTCTGGCCGCTCTTGAACTGCTCGATGATCGTCTGGTAACGCCGGTAATAGACCGGATGCTTGATCACCGTTCCGTCCGGCTTCTTGCGCTCGCATTCATGGACAACCGTGGATTTGGCACCATGTCCACCGGCCGAAATCTCAGCCATCAGCACGTTGTCGAAGATGTCGTAACCAGCCACCTTGGACGATTCTTCGTCCTTCATCGCCTGTTCGCGAAAGAACACGATGAGCTGGTCAGGCACGACGCCGGGAGGCGCCGCAGGGTCAGTCCACAGAAACGGCACAGCATTGTCCATAAGTCCTCCGTCGCCCTTGAGGGGCAGCTTGGAAAAAATCTCCGGCCCCTCGCGTGGAGCAAAGGGACCGGAGTCGTAGTCGGGACAGTTACGCTAGAGAATCTGCGACTGCACCGCCGGCCTGTCCAACGTCGCAATCGCCTGGTTGGTCGTCGGCGTACCGTTGGACGAGCTCGCAACCATGTGGTCAATCTGCTTGCCATTGACCGCCGCCGACTGAACGACGCCGGTGGTCTGGAAGTAGAGTGGATTACCGGCCGTGATCGTGCCGGAAGTAGCGACAATCGCCGCACCGCCGATCTGATACCAGCCCCATTTGGCAGCCACGTTGGCAGCCGTCGCAACCGCGATCGGAGCACCCGTATTGGCCGTCCCCGCCCACAGGACGGTCGTTCCGTTGAGCGAGACGCCATCGGAGAGCTGATAGGTCACTACCGAACCGAGAATGGTGTTGGCCGCTCCCAGAAGGTAGATGAACTCGCCGCCGCCAAGGACTGCGTCCCTGAAGGTGGCGACCGTGCCGGCCGGAACCAGCATCGAGGAATCGACGTTACCGGGAGCGGTCCAGCCGATCTGGGTGGATTCGGAGATCCAAGTTGGTGAATAAACCATTACTTGAGCACTCCCTGCAGGAAGCCGTTAGATCGGGTCATGTTGCCAGCCCAGCCAATGAGTTTGATCACGGCGTCCTGGTTAGTTGAGTACCGATCGGGATCGACCACTTCCATGTTTCGGTCCTTGTGCGGCCGGAAGAAGATGTAATCAGTGGTCAGGAAGTACATGTGCGCACTCGGTGCACCGCCTGTGCCGGGAGTCGGTGGCGGCGCCGTGCTGCCCTGATAGCCACCATCCAGGATTACCGGGATGTTGCCCATGAAGGCCAGATTCTTGAATCCTGCCGAGGCCCAGTCGGGGTCCGTAACGCGCTGAATGGTCTGCATCGACTGCAGGTAGCGACTGTAGGCCGTATTATCCGCCAGGATCAGCTTGGGCCCATCGGTGCCGCGAACCAGTTGGACGTACATGTCGTCCATGCTGGCCTGCATCACCGCTGCCGCGGAGCCGATCGTGCCGGCAATCGACGCCCAGAATGGCCACGATGATTGGCTGATGCCACCCACCGAACCGGTTGGAGTGTCGGCCACCAGCAACTGCAGGCCACCGATGATCTTGCCACCGAAGGCCGTTCCGTCCGAGTACATGCCCAGGGCAACCACGTTCTTCATGGTGCGTTCGGCATTCTCGACGCGGGAGGCGACAAGGTTGATCGACCGCTCCTTGCCGCTGTTCTGCAGCATCTCGAGGCCGGAAACCGATACCGCCACCATCAACTGCTTGATGTCGAACTCGGCGGAGGTGAAGGTGTTCTGAGGGTTGATCGCTACCGTCTCGTAACCCGAATACCACGTGGCGTTCGTGTTATTGGCATAGTCGATTTCCTGAAGGATCGTGCGACCACCATCGAATGGCAGAAGGCCGGTGGAACGCTTGTCGAGTTCCCGCAAAATCGCGTTGTTGCGGGTAACGTTGTCCGCCAGCTCACCCGTGCGGCTCCGGAGGGTTGTCGTTACAAGTTCACTGAGGCCGGGGTCGGCCATGGGTTAATCCTTTGGCTAGGCCCCCGACAGATCCTCATAGGCTTGAAGGACAGCATCGCGGGCGGTTTTTGCACGGCCTCCCGGTGGTTGGGCACCCTCGAGAGGCGATCCATTGACAGAAGCGCGTTGGGCCTGTTTGGCCTTCTGCACCTGTGCAGCATTCGCCTTCTCGGTGGCTTCGCGTTGTGTCTCGAGGAGATGGGCGCGGATGGCCGGGTTGGCCCACGTAGCCTGTTCGTATGCCTCTTCCAGGGACTTGGCGGCCCCGGCCTGGATCAACTGGCCCATATGAAAGCGGACATCGTTGAAAAAAGGCCGTTTTGGATCGGCTGCGAACTGGCTGATCGTGGATTCTAGCTGCTGGTTCTGCTGCTGCTCGGCCTGGGCCTTCTGCTGCTCAAACTGAGCAACCACCGGCTGGAGGCGCTGGTCAACAAGCTGCGCTAGGATGGCCTGCGGATCTTGCGTGCCTGGCTGGGGGCCTTGTGGCTGGCCAGCAAAGGCGGCGCGGGGATCGATGCCTCGGGCGCGAAGAATATGTTCCGCCAACGCAACTGGATTGTCAACGGACATCCGGGCGAACTGCATCATCTGGCGCATCGCCTCGGGCACCGATCCGGCCTGATTGACCAGAAACTCCCGGTTGACGTCGAACATCTCCTTGAGCGGCAGAAGTTCCTGCGTTGCCGACTCTCGCTCACGCTCGATCTTGACGATTTCCTCCCGCGCCTCGGGCGGAATCCGGCCCCAGCGGATCTTGGCGATGCCCGACCATGCAGAGGGGGCAGGGATGTCTGCCTTCTCCGGTGCCACCGGCGGCGCTGCCTGGGGTGTGGGGACAGCCGGAGCGCCCGGAGGTAATTCCGGTGCCGGTGGCGTCTTGAGCTTTAGCGTTTCGCGCTTGGGCGGCTGTTCTTTGGCCTCAACCGTTTTGGAGAAGGTGCCATCTGGATTCCGCGCTCGAGTTTCGCCTGCATCCGCAGGAGAATTTTCAGGTCCCTTTCCGCTCGCTGGAATGCCTCTTCCGGCTTGATCATCAGAACTCGGTATGACCGATCCATTCTCTTCTCCTCCAGGATTGGCTAGCCCTTCATATGCGGCATTCACCGTATCAAGGATGCTGTCAGCCATTGTTGCGTCTCCATGCGGTTCGTTGTTCTTCCGCCTTCACACGGTCGGCCGTTCCATTCCAGTTGTGGTCGAATTGCTCATAAGCAGCCTTCACGGCCTGTCCATAATCAGGCTTCGGCGGCGCACTACCGCGCATATCGTCGTTGCCGCTGATCTCGAGCCCATGGGCCTTCACGTCCGCCCGATAGCGGCTCTTTGAGTCAAAATGCTTCTTGTCCTTGCGGTACATTGCCCGAAGGCCATTCACGCCCGCGCCCATGTCGTCGCTGATCAGGTGCGGGCCCTTGGGATCCTCGAAATAGTTCGAGTTGGAGCGCACCTCGACAAGGCATTCCATGTCCTTGTCCCAGCGGAATGTCGTTCTCATAGAAGCCCCATCATCTGTTCCGCTCGCTCCTTTGCTTTCAGATACTCGACCGTCGGCGGGAACTTGTCGCCCTGGTTGGCCTCGATCTTGTCGGCCTCTCGATAGAACGCCGCGCTGACATCGCAGCGGTTGTTGTCATCCAGCGGTGCCGGCGGCCAGCCAAGAGCCTTGGCAATGCGGACCGCCTGGGCCTGCCGCTTGCCCTTGCTCCAGGTATAAAAGTCGCTCCAGAAGCGCAGATCGCGCATCCGGGTGGTTGATTGCGCCTGATCGTCCAGCCATGCTTCGACCGGAAGGATTGGAAGGCCGGAGGCAAACATCCAGACCTGTAGAAGCCACATATCATCCCACCAGAACGGAAAGTAATCGGTCCAGATCTGCCCCGATGCCTTGCGCCATTTCTCGCTCACGATGGCGTAGGTTGCCGGCCGAACCGCGAGCGTGCGCCACCACCACACACCATCCGGCCTGACTGTCCAGGCATCGGAAATCGCATCGTCCCAGTGAGGGGTCAGTACCATCACGTCATCGCAGAGACAGACGTAGGCATCGGCCGGATTTTCGTCGATCAGCCGGTTCATCATCACGCCCAAGGATGGCTGGCGAACCATGCAGCGTGGCGCAATCCGGCAATCATAGAGCTTCAGCAGGTAGCCCATTGTCACCGTCTCGGGATCGTCCGAATCGCAGCCGATCACATAACTGATCTCATGCTTGCCCGATTCCAGCCCGCGAATGGTGTCGAGCATGGTTTTCAGCCGGAAGGCACGGCCGCGGCTCGGGATGAGGACCGAGAGTTTCAATCGGCGGCCTTGATGTTTGTTACGTTGGACTGGGAACCTTCCAGCTCGGCAATGCGTGCCTCCATGGCAGCAATCCTGGCATCGCGCTGCACAAGTTCATTGATCAGGTCGGCAACATTCGCCGTCAGTTCCTGCACGCGGCTCATCAGGTAGATGCCCGATGATTTGGGATACATCATCGTCGGCGTTGGTGCGTTCTGCAGTTGCTCGTTGGCCATGTCGTTCCCTTTAGGCTGCGGTGGTGAAGTTGGTCCAGGTGCCGGCGGCGGAAACCTTGACATACATGCGGGTCGCCGTGCTTGAACCGCTGGTGTTGATATACAAACATCCCTGCGTCGCCGCGATGGTCGGCGCCACGCTGCCAAGGGCTCCCCAGATGACGCCGAAGCTCGCCGTGCTGCTGAATTGCAGGGCGAAGTTTGCGCCCGTCGCGGAAGCTGCCACGCCGTTCTGGGTGGTCAGGATGCCCGTCGCCGCCGCCGATACCATCGTCACATTGCCGGTCAGGCTGGGAGCGGCACTTAGGACCATCGAACCAGTACCAGTGACTGTGCTCGAAAGCGTCACGCCGCCGTAGACCATCGCAGATGAGAATGTGGCCAGTCCTGAATGCGTCATGGCCGCGACTGATGCCGTTCCGGTAAGCGCCGGACTGGCAGACAGGACCATGCTGCCGGTTCCGGTGACAGTGCTGGCAAGCGTCACGGCGCCATAAGTCAGGGTGCCAGTGGCGATCAGGCTTGAAAGCGTCGGATTCGTGCCACCGACAAGAGAACCGGTGCCGGTGACCGTCGAGGCGAACGTAACGCCGCCATAGACCATGGCGGATGAAAATGTGGCTAGACCAGCATGAACTACAGCGCCAAAAGAACTCGTTCCACCAGCCTGTGTCGAGATTGTCGCTCCGGCTGTCTGCCCACCATAAAAGGCAACAACGCCGCCGGCGCTTGATGGTGTGCTGATCCATACCGTTCCGCTATCAACGCCGATGCCATAATCAACAGTATTGGCGCTGATATTGTCATAAAGGCGCAGTTTGGTACCGACGCTAACCGTTGTGAAAGTGGGACCGCTAACGCCCGTGCCGCCCCCAAAGTCAATAGTGTTTCTGCCGGCATTGCTGAGGGCGATCTGCGGATTCGTCCCGTCGCCAGCGAGAGTTAGTACCGCCGTGGCCGAGGTATAGGTGATGCCCGCAGTCTCCCCAACTGTTGATCCATTGTCGTAGAGCAACCGGGTCGTAGTGCCGCCGGTGATGGTGCTTGTGTTGATCGTAATACCCGTTCCACCGCCGCTGATCACCTTGACCGGCATCGCATTGGCAGAAGACAGAACAGCCCCGCCTAATACTGGCGTTACTGGATTGAGAAGGTCGGTGGTTGGCATGGCTACCTCATCAGGGGAGCGTGATTGGAATGGGATTGGTGTCGCTTACCAGGGCACCGTTGATAAGCCACGTCACCGGGCCAAGGAGTGCCGTCGAAACCGGCGCGCTGGTATCGGCCGTCGAATTGCACGGCAGAGGGTTGGCATCGCTTACAGGCGCACCGTTATACATCAGCGTCTGGGGATTACAGATTGTTTCACTCATTGTGTTGGTCCTTGCGTTCGTTGGGCTGCATCGGCCTTGGCATCAGTCAACGCGATGTCGGCCGCAACCTTATGCATGTTCGCATGGTGGTCCACGGTGGCCTGCACGACCTCGAGCTCTGCCTTCTGCGCCTCGGCCTGTGCCTTCACGTGCGCCGTCTGGTGATCTACCTGCGCCTCCTGGATTGACGCCTGGGCCTTGGCGACCTCGGCCTGTGCCTTGGCCTGCTCGCCCTGCATCTGCGGGTTGGGGGCCGGCGGCTGGTCGGCTTTCTTCTCCATCTTCTCGACCGCTTCCTCGATCACGCTCTCGAGCGAATCGCCCATCTTGAACAGCCTTGCTGCTGAAATCAGCATCTCACCTGCAAGGTCGGCAAGATCGGGAGCGGCCGGCAGGATCTGCGCCCATGCCGCGCAGTATTGTGTAACCGCGGTCAGGAAGGCTTCGGCCTTCTGCTGCTGCTGGGTCTGGTCGGCCTCGATGGTCGAATCCGTCTCCACGTCGATGATGAAGCCCCTGAGCTTCTCGTCACGCAGAAGCGACATCACCATTTCCCAGGTCGGTTCCTTCAGCATCTCCAGCATGTCTTCGTCGGGCTGCGGGATACCGGGAGGCTGGGGAGCCGCCATCTGCGGCGCATTGGGATTCTGGGCGGCCTCAAGGGCTGCTTGCTGCGCCTGCGCGAACTGCTGCCAGGCCTGCTGGGCCTGCATCAGCATCTGAGCTTGCTGCTGGGTCAGCAATGGAACCCCGGACATCTTCTGAATCACCGGAAGCTCGAAATGCTGGCCGATGATGCTGCTCATATGCAGCAGGATTTGCCGGATGTACCTTTGCACATCCCTTTGCCGCTCGCGCGTTCGCACATCCGAGAACTGGCTCTTGAGCTTCTGCGCGCCCAGCGTCTCGTTGGGATCGGTCTGGCCACGCTTGATGTCCGAAATACCCGTGACCTCGTACATCGCCTGGATGGCCTTGTCGCGGCTCGTATAGCACCACTCCAGAACCTTCGCGATCATATCGACCGGGAAATAGGCTATCAGGTTGTTAGCTCCCCCGCGTTCGCCAAGCATCGCCCAGTTGGGAATGGGGATCAGGTCGGCATCGTTGGCGCTGTCCATCGCCTGCTTGATCGACTCCATGTCGCCTGGATATAGCCCGCGCACCCGGAGGCTTCTGGTCAGCACGTAGATACGCTGCGTCAGCAGGTCGATCTCGTCCACCTGGTCCTGATACTGGTCAAGGTCGGGAACCGGGATGGTGCTATCGGTCGCCGTGGTGGCAAATAGCGGCCGCGGGATTGGGAAGAAGTCCTCGAAATTGACCGGCGGGTCATAGATCCCCAAAGGTCCGTGGGCATAGCCCGTCGAGATGTGAATAACCTTCTTCTGCTTGCTATCCCAGATGCACCAGACCGTGGCCTTCGACATGCTGTCGTCTGCGTCCTTGGTGGCCTTGTGATCCAGCACGATGGCCGTGGCTACCTTGTTGCCATAAGCCTTTCTAACTTCAGCGCGAGTGAGATAACTCACATAACCCCACCACCACACTTCCTGCCAGTACCGCGCGGGGTTGGTAAGCTGGTCCTTCCAGTGGACGTACCTTAGCCGCGCTTCCTGCCAGCCCACCTGGTCACCCTCGACCTGGGGCACATACTCCACCATGGAGCAGGCATATCCGGGGAGCAGAAGGTTCTCGATGTCCTGATTCAGCACATGGTCGAAGTCCTGCATATCGAGTGTATTGGCCAGCACGCGCTCGAGGACCGTGGCTGCCCATCTGCCTACCGGATCCTTGTCCTTGTTCCTCCGCGTCACGTTGGGCTTGGGCGTCTGGGCGTACAGGATGGGCTTCTGCGTCTGCACGTTGGCCCATACGAAGTTCATGCGCTTCTGGCCTACTGCAATCGTCGGCGCGCTGCTGCTGATCTCCTGCTTGCGGTTCTTGTAGCGGCGCACGATCTGCTCGCCGCGCTTCCTCCATTGCTTTACCTTCTTCTCGCTGAACTCGATCTGGGCCAGCCAGAACGATGCAAGCTGCTCGGGCGACTGATCCAGTTCGTCCGTCTTGCCCGGCGTCGAGGCAGGCACCATCGATGTTGCAGTGGTATCAGCCATCTACTTCTTACCCATCAGAAGATCCGCCAAAGTATTGACCATAGGGCCACCTTGATAGGCAGATGCATCCTGCGTGTTGGCAAATGGTATAGGACGCAGAGATGGACGTGTATCCGGCGCTGCAGGAAGGTTCTGGGGACCATATGTCGCCGCCATGCCCCCCGGGGCGTTCACGTTGTTCTGTTCATTTGTCATCATCTGATAGCGCTCCCATGGAGATACACTCATGGGGTCAACCCGGTTGGCGTCCATATAAGTCTGCATCCATGCGGAAGGATGGTCTGAAGACTTGAACGGCACCGGCGTGGCCCAAGGGCCGACCGTCGCAAGCTCACCCGAGTTGCTTGGCCAATGATATAGGCCGCCGTCCGGGGCATACGGCTTAGGCTGCGCTCCAGAAAGCCAAGCCGCCCGCGTGTTGTAATCCGGCGAATCCAGATTGGGCGCCTCACCAAACCTATCTCGAAAGGTCTGTTGCCATTCCTTGAACGGGCTTTTGTTCGCCATATCGCTCTGAAACTGCGCCTCCTCCTGAGAGTTCAGGGGCCGCGTTCCCTGCCTTAGCAGCCGAGCTAAAGTGTCCAAGTCAGCCATCGGCCCCTACTGTCTCGGCCAGCCATTCGGCGCCCGTCTTGGCAACTTTCTTACTTTCGCTCGCCGAGGCGTTGGAATAATCTTTCTCAAATGCAGCAACCGTCATGTGCGTGAGGACCGCCCGCACGGCAGCCTCAGATGCGGCGTACACCATGGGTTCGGGCATATAGGCCCATTCATCGCTCATGTGTGCTGTCGCTTCCAAAATGGCGATTTTAACGCGCTGCTGCAGTGTCATCCGTAAGTCCTCGCCCGTTGATGGTCGCGCCAGATGTCGTCCACCGTCGGCGCCCCGCCCGCATGAGCCCCGCCGATTGTCATTCCGGGGAACACCGGCGCTGGTTTTGGCTGGTTGTCGGCTACCCACGGCCTCGACATGCAGGCATATCTACATTCGTCGGGGGCGTGGTCCTCTGCCTGGGTATCCACGTCCTCTGGCCGGTTGGCGTCGTGCTGCAGTGCCGGGAGCGTGCGGATCAAGGCTGTACAGGTGTCGAAGACGTAGAGCATGGGCCGTCCGTCCTCACCGAGTAGCCGCTGGCGTAGCTGATCCCATCCGCCCATAGCGCCAAGACGTTGAATGCGGGCATTGTCGGCCCGTCTAAAGCTCGGAACCTGCAGACGTTCAGCAATGCTAGGGCCTCCATCTGACGCAAACGCGGCAGGGTCGAGGACGCCATACGTGACAGTCTCGCCATGCTCGCGCTCCTTAATGCCCTGTCCAACCTCGTTTGCCGGCATGTGCAGGCCGACGTTGGGCTCGCCAGCCTTCTGCCCATACCACTCGCGGTAACGGATGATCGCTCCTCGAGGAAACTGCGGCAGCGTGCCATCCGAGATGGCCCACCAACCCACTGAGAAGGGCTTGGCAGAACCCCAGTCCATCGATCGAAAGCGCGTCCAGTCCTTCGGTAACGTTACGGACCGAACCACGTGCTTCTGCGTATCCCATTCCGGAAAGAAGGCTCCCGCAATGACACTCCAGTCACCTTCAAGCCAAGCCCGGACAAGCTCTGCGTTACCGCTGAGATGGAGATTGGCGACGTATTCAGGTCCAAGGTAGCGATTATCGTCAAGACGGCTTGGGATGTAGACCCTGTCGCGTTTGACTCGAGTGCCGTTAAACGGGTTTTCAAACTCACTGGTTATGATCTCCCATCCAAGCGGTGCGGGGTCGATGTAACGGGCCCGCACCCACTGATGCCCCGGCCCACCGGGGTTGCCAGTGGCCCGAAAGCCACAGGGCACGCCCGCGCCAGAGCGTAACGTCGCCATCAGCTTCATTATGGGCACAGGGCTGGGGAAGTTGCCTATTTCTTCAATGTATACGCGGCTGTAGCTGTGACCCTGGTAGCCGTCTGCATCGGCGTCGCGCTCCAGATAGGCGAACCTCAGTCGGGCTCCGTTGGGCCAGCGCCAGAGCTTGTCTTGCTCGTGGTACTTGGCGCCGAGGGGTCGGAAGATCTGCTTGGATCGCTCAATCGTTTCAGTGAGTTGGACGAGCGTGCGACGGACCATAAGTCCGATAGCGTGCTCACCGTAAAGATCAGCATGACTAGCCCACTCACCCAGAGCCGCATCAGTCTTTCCTCCACCGCGGGCACCTCCAAAGAACACCTCGAACACAGGGCATCTGACAAACTGCCACTGCGGGCCAGCCTGGGGCTCCCAGCCTATGCGGATGGGCCTGCCATCCATCTCAGTTCCAGTAGGAATGGCGTTTGCCGCGCCAGTCCCAGCAGGTGCCGTAAAACCACCAGCCTAACGCGATCCCATGGCGGTCAACGCTCACCAGATGCCGCGATGATGGAAAGCCAATGCGAAACACATCCCGGTAACGCCAATATCGTAACGCGTTACGCATCAGTGCGGCTTGGGCAGCGAAGCGCGCCACTCTTCGGCAGTCTGGGCAGGCTCGGGGGCTCTGATGACGGTGCGCTCGTCCGTTACGGTGGCCGTTATGGTCTGTTGGGGCGTGCCAAAGCCGCGGTCCAATAGAACCTTGGCAGCGGCAATGCTTATCCGACCATCGCTATCCTTGAGGAAATGCATCAGCCGATCGATGGCATCTGGTGCCGCACGGCGTGCTAATTCCTCGATCTCAGCGAGGATCGGGGCGCGCTTCTTGCCTCCATGAGGGTTGCCTGATCTACCTTTGACGAAGGGCATTGCGAATTAGGCCTTAACCTTTTGAATGTTAACGTCGTTCAGCTATCTAATGGGATCTTGTGCCGGTCGATCTCGACCTTCTCGAGCATGGCGATGGTGATTTCCATCTGCTCGACCATGTTCTCCCACCATGCCTGCCATTGCTCTACGCTGGCGTTTTCGGGAGGGCGCGGGATGTCGATGGTTTTCATTGCGGCAGCAGGATTTTGGCAGCCTTGGCATACATTTGCTCAAGGGCCTTTTGTTTGCGCTGATTGATGCGAGCGGACGTTATGCCATAAGTTTTGGCTATTTCGCATTCCAATTGAGGATAATAGCCGCGCAGACCGTAGATCCGGGCGATAATGTCAGCGTTGGTGCAGGAGAGCACGCTCAGGAAAGCCCGCGCGGCATCAGCGCGCATGATGGGGCCTTCAAGGGTATAGCTGTCTTCAGTCATTTCTTGCCCATAAGCATTTTGGCGAGCCTGGGCCTGACGTGTTGGGGCAGTTCCTTGATTTCCTTGCCCTTGTCGGCTGCAGCGAAGTCCTCACCCACCGATTGAGGCACGCCAACACGTTTGGCGGCGGCGGGATCATGCGCCACCATTTCCATGAAGGCATGTTGTTTCTTGCTGACTGAGGGCATCAGTCGTCCTCGTCAAAAGAGCGGCCGGCAATCTTCTCGGCCAAGGCAATTCGCAGGCGGTAAAACTGAGCCTCAAGGCGCTCGCGGCGGGTCAACTTGCGGCGTGGCATTTGGGCAATTCCATGCAGAATTGCGTTATTGCGTATCACGGCCTCCGCCAGTTTGGCGGTGCGGCTCTCAAGCGTTAGACGGGTGATCTCGCTCAATGAGGGCAAACCTGGCCTCGATTCGCTTATTTCAGCGACGATACGCCTAAAATTACATGCTTTCAACCAGGATGGGCTCTGGTTGGCTCATCATGCTGATCTCGGCCTGCACCGTCGCGCAGATCTCATCCACTGCGCCCTTCCAGTCATGCGGCGCAGGCTGGCGAACCAGTGTCATCGATGGATACCAAGGTGTCGTCGGTATCATCCCGGGATAAGGCCAACCCCCACGGCATGAGAGCAGCCCGATGCAATCCAGACCCATCGCGCCGGCAAGGTGCAACGGGGCCGTGTCCACGCTCACGATCAGGTCCATTTCCTGCATGAAGAGCGCAAGATCATTAAAGTCCATGCTCTTGGCTGCAAGGTCATAGATCAGGTATTCGGCGCCCAATCGCTCGATCTCGGCCGTCCCACCTGTCTGCAGGCTGTAAAGCGTCACGCCCGGAATATCTGCCAGGGGCAACAGCTGCTCGAGCGGGATTGATTTCTGCATACCATGAACGCCCGCCCCCGGCTGGGATGTGTCTATAATCCCCGATTTTGACCGCCAGACCAAACCAATCTTGAGTCTGGTGTCGTCGTCCATCGGACAGTCAAATTTGCCAAGCGGGGAGATATAGGGCTTGTCGAATGTCATTTCACTGATCGAAAGCCGGTTCGGCAGGCTCATGATGGGGAGGTAATAGTCCACATCCTTGGGGAAGGGCTCGTTGGTATTAAACACCGGGCAATCGAAGCTGTTGGCCATCAGTTTCAGCAGCACGCTCGGCACGCCCAATGAACAGGAACCTTTCGGCATGTGGTTGAGCCAGCGGCTATAGGCGATCGCATCGCCATATCCCTGCTCATGGTGGATGGCCACGCGCTTGCCCTCCAGAGGCTCGCCCATCCACATGGGGACCGGGGGATTGCCCCATTGGGTCATTTCCAGTCTGGCCTCGCGGAGCTCGAAGCCTTCCTTCCATTTCCGGGCACCCAGCATCGCCTGGCCCCGGCAGTCCCTTGCATATGCTGTGGTGCACAGCCGCGGCGTGAAGTAGGTCAGCGCCTTTTCGGGCAATCCCATATCGAGATACAAACACCCGTAAATAAACTGAGCCCGATCGAACATCCCATTACGACAGGCATAATTCAACTCGACCAATGCCTCATCGAATTCCCAGAGCCGCCGCAGATTGTCCGCCAGGTTGGCCCGAAGGTCGTGGCGGTTGGGGTCTAATTCCAGCGCCTTGCGGAAGTTGTGGATGGCTCCCGTAAACTGTGCCTTTTCATGGCAGTTGGCGCCGATCAATGCCCATTGGTCTGTTTTCAATTGCATAGGTCTGCCAGTTCCGGAAAGTTGTTGAGTCGCAGGAAATCAGCATAGACGCCCATATGCGCGTGCGTTAGAAAGTCGATCCCATCGGGCCATAGTGCGGCCAGTTCACCCGGCTTGGTCAGCCCCGCATCCCTGTGACCTCGCAGTGGCAGCATCTCCAGATTGTCGCCCAGTATGTTCCACATGCGTTTCTCGCCTTCGGGGACGACGCTGCCTTTCCAGTTGTATTTGTCGATAAAGCCTGTCTTCCAGATGTATTCGACATCGAGGAACAGCAGCCCGGTTTCCGGGAACTTGCCGTGATTGACCAGGGGCCCGCAGGCGCAGGGCTTGGTCATGCGATCGAAGATGCCCTGCACAGGCAGCGCAAACAGCAGATCCATCTCGATATAGGCGAACTTGTCGTATCCGCTGGCAATGGCGATCTCGAGCATCTTGATAAAGGCTCGGTCACTGCCCGAACGCTGCAGCACGCCATCATGGAACGGATGGCCGAGTGCATCGCGAAAACGCACCAACGTCTGGCGGGAGTCAGCCATCGGCACATGATCATCATGCAATATACGGCAATCTCCCCAGCTCTTGCCTAATCTGAAAGGCAAAGGACTGGCACTATCAACTATTAGCAAATGCCCATTGGGCTCGGGATAAAAGGGAACATCCAGCTTTTCACGCATCTGCAGCCAGACTTGCAAAAGCTTCTGCTCATCCGGTGTTCTGATATGCGTCTGGCAGGCGATCAGCGTCCTCATATCCGCACCAGCAATTCGCGCGATGGCGGCATCAGCGGGTCGGTCTGCCCCGCTCCCGTCTCGTCGATCAATATCTCGCCCGGCATAACGACCGAACCTGTGCGGTTGTGGCTATAGAAATAGCTGCAGGTTTCTTTGATCAGTGACAGGTAATCGGCCACGGTTTCCGGCAGCATCTCGCCCATGCTGCAGGTATTGATCGCCATATCGAAGCTATAGCCCATCAGGTCCTTCCACAGCCGCGCCGGGACAAAGTGGAAGTCTGCCGACGTGCCAAAGTCGGCTGCAGTGTGGCACCATTTGAAAGTGCGGTCCGGGAAATGCGTCTTGAGGTAGACATAGCTGCAGAACAGCGAGCCCGGCAGATCTAGGATGGTGTATTGCCTTTGCATCTTGCTGTTGAGAATGCGCGCCAGGCCGCCAAATCCTGCGCCGATCTCAAGGATGGCCATTGGTTTTACCGTGTCGATGCGCCCGGCATAGTAGGTATGGAGTAGCAGTTGGGTGGAGAGCCGCTTGCCATCGCGCATCACGATGCCGCTCGGCGTGGCGTAGGGAGATTCCTCGACCGGAACATCTTTGAGAATGGCCAGCCAGTTATCGATAGTTTTGAGTTGATCTCCGTCATTGGCTGGATGGGGCGCAGTGAAGCAATCCACGCTGGTCAGCCAGTCAATAAATGCCGGTCCATCGCTGAATCGGCTGCGAGCATCGGCTATGCCGTTGCCATTGTTGGTCCATAGCTCGGATTTGGCCGTGTCGTCCGGTGTGGCGGCCAGAAGGCCGAGGGCTTCGGCGTAGATCATGCCCGCTTCCTGATTTCTTCGCTGGTCGAGTACCCCGCCAATCTCGGAATTAGAACAATGCGGGCTATGTCAGCGCCTACTACCTGGCTGACTGCATAATCGGCACCCTTGAAGATTATATCTGGCTTGCGCGCTTCGATCATGCGCCGCAGTTCCTCTTCTGTATCAAAAATCGACACTGCATCGACTAAGCCGGTTTCATTCAATTCGCCCATTCGATGGCCTTGCGGCACAATTGGGCGACATGATCCCTTGAGGGCTCGCACACTGGCATCACTGTTGAGTCCTACAAAAAGCACATCGCATTGTTTCCGACATGCAGTTAAGAAATAGCGGTGGCCTTCATGCAGGAGGTCGAAGCAACCATTCGTGAAACCCGTGACCATGCTTCCTCCAGTTCCTCGATTGTGCATGTAGCCGTGCCGAACTTGCCAACCACCACGCCTGCCGCCGCATTGGCCAGCCGCGCTGCGCTCTCCAGGTCGAAGCCCACCGCTATTGCTGCCG